CACCCACACCAAGTCCGGTGCCAATAGATTTAGATAGATCAAACAACCACTTGTAATCAGTTTTGAATTGTTCAACGTTTGCAGTAAGCTTATTGAACTCTGAGTTGTCTAGCGATCCAAGAATAAGAGACCCAGCACCTAAGAGACCAAGACCAGCAAGTAGAGTTTTACCGCTGAACAAACCCTTTGCTCTGTCTGCAGCTCCTTGAGTATCAACTAACCCAGACAATCTGTCTTTAATATTACCAAACGGACTGGTTGGAGATTCAATTGCTGCTTCTCTTTCTGCAGCAATAGCTTGGTCATAGACTTTCTTATCAAACTCGAGTTGTTTTTTCAGAGTACTATTAATAGAAGTCAGTTGCTTGATAGCCACATTAAGTAGCTTATCAGTTGGCATGTTTTGATTTACACCAGAAGCTTTCACGGCTTTTGGAGGTGGTAAAGTTCAACCACCGGCAACCTTCTGTTTACCAGCAGTTCCTGCCATGCCAAAGTTTACGTAGATTACGTTGCTAGTTTTATTTTGCTGTACAGGCTGGTCTTGTTGATCTGCTAGATTTGATAAACCTCTAGCAGCACCAGCAATAGATCCAGCCAGTCCTTTTACAGCACTAAAGCCAGAAGAGAGCACGTCTCCAGCCGCTGACATTGCAGCATTTCTACCTAGACGACCAAGTACTCTTCCTCTTGCCATTAACGATTTCTACTTTCTATCTGCGCTTTCTGCTCTTCCAAATATTCCATTAGCATGTCGACATACAGATCCCGTTCATATGGTATCAGATTTTCAACTTCTGTAATAGAATATTTATGATGCTGAGCTAACGAGAAAACCATCGAATAATATCGAGTTAAACTCGTATGACTCAGCCCCACATAAAAAAATCTTTGAGATTTGTTAACTCAATTTCCCTTTTGCTTCCTAGAGAATTCTTATACTCGATCTTGTGATAGAGCTTTGGAATATTCTCAAAGAACTTACGAATCTTATCAAATGTACTTACATCCAAACTATCAAGAAACTCAGTAATTTCTGCTTCTGTATAATCACTTGCAGCATAAACATTGTCTTCGTCGTAAATGGTATCAATACAGTTAATGATGAAGAAAGTCATGAGATCAACTTCAGTTTCAAATTGGCCCATTTTATCAGTGATGTCTGCAGTAGGATACTTCATCATCATTCCAACATTCTTATTGATTTCAATTTTGGAATTTAGATTTTCTGGCAACTGAACTTCAATGTCGTCAAGATTTACTTCGAAATCGTAAATGGTATCATCTTCTGTATCACGATAAGAAAGCTTTACAACGTTGTTTACTGACTTTGCACGAAGCTTTAGAAACAGATATTCAAGATCAAATACTGCTAATGAATCAACATCAACATTGTCTTGAAGACAATTAATTAAGATCTGCTTGATTGCACGAATGATTTCAGTATCATTTCCACTTTGTTGAGCAATCAATAGAATCTTTTCTTCTTTTACAAGAAAAGGTCTGAAAACAACCTTTTGTTTTGTAGAAGGAATGGTTACATCAAATAGTGGTTGATCGATTTTTGGTAATGGCATTATGTATTCTCCATAATATTAAACAAGTGTAGTTGGTTGTCCGAGCGTATTTTTCTTTTCAGCGCCAGGTCCGGGTGGTGCCGCTTTTGCTGGTGATGTTTTTGGAGGAGCTTTAGTAACTCCAGAGAAAGGACTTGATGCTAGCGCTGTCAGTCTAGGATCTGATTCAGATTGAACACCGTCTCTTGCAGCATCTCTGCCTTTATTTGTAGACTGCTTCTTTTCTTCATTTGGATTTATTTTACCAGTTTCAAAGGCATTTACCAGTTCACGATATCCTTTGACTGGAGCACGTGTTTCCATATCAGTAAAAGCAAAAGTTACTGTAAACTTTTGATATTGATTTTCTTCTGCCCAAGAAAGATTAGCAGATTGAATATTCATTGGAAACACATCATACATAACGTAGTCTGCAACTGCAACCAGCTGTTGATTATAAACGTTTACAGTCAGTACAGGACATGTATAATCATCCTTGAATCCTACTTCGTATGCACCTCTAGATGTAAGTCCCTGGCGAGTGCTTACACCTTCTCTCATAAGAGCGCCTTTGGCTTCATACGTTACAATAGAATTCATCCAATGATGAAAGAAATCTGGAACTTCTGAATATCTATCAACGATCCATGTAAGTGTTAAGTCTCCAAACTGCACACCGTATGGAATCTTTTCAACTGGACCATATCCGTATCTACGAACGTTCTCTTCTTCTAGAAGTTGAAGAGTAGGCAATACTACGTTTTCACAACGAAGTGTAAGAGGATCACGATAGGCCGACATCATTTGATTTAGTACAAGAGTATCTGGACTATTTCTAAATGGCGAGAAAGTAACCAAATAACTGTGAGACGGTAGAACACTTCCACTGTCAAGTTCAGCTCTAAAGTTGCTAATTGCAAAAGATCTAGAAGGAGTGGATACATTTACATTCGAAGGAGAATCTGCAAATGTAACTGCTTTGTTTGAAATTGGTCCTAGCTCTTGTGTAGGAGTAGAAGTGTTAGCAAATTTTGTAGGGGCTGGAGGAGCTACAGGTGCCGAGGAACTTCCTCCACCAGTTGAACGAGTTGGTCTTTCTTCTTTAGTAGAAGTTGCTGGTGGTGTGGAAGTAACTGGAGGGCGGACCAGTGTTAGAGCTTCGCTCCGACTAATAATTGATATTCTTCCCGCTGCAGCATCTCTTTCCAAGTTTGTTGAAATGCTTGTGCCACTGGTGCGCGCGTTTGAAACATAATATCTGTTAGATTTTTTGTCGTATCTTACCGTATTTCCGTTTCCAAGTGCTTTTGCTGGAACTGATCCACCAGATCTAGCGTCTGCTAATGGATCTCTTTCTTGTTGTGCAGGAGTGGTCATTACTTTCTAATCCCTAGCATTCTCTTCGAATCATTCCATACCTGAGTCTTTGACTGCTTAGTGAAACGTTCGGTTGGTAAAAAGAGAGCAATGTCCCATTCGGAAGGGTACACATACATAAAGCGAGAACGTACATGCTCGTTAAGATAATGCTTCACACAAGGAGAGAAGAATCTCATCTTTGCAATACTTGTAAGAAGCTGGTAGTTAAGTTTAATCTTTGTTGACTCGTCATATCGAGTGTTGTTGGCATAGTCATATAGACCATCCATTAACTTGGCTCTGAGTTGTGGTGGAAGATAGTGAAGGTTAAGACCATAGAATCCACCAGGTACTTTACGAAATGGAAAGACCAGAGGGAATCTATCGTAATAAGGAAGTTCATCTTTCCACTTTGGATCGTAGTTGAACATGTACATTGAACCAACAATTGGCGAAGTTGTCAGGCGAGCATTGTCACCCTTCATCAGTGTACGTTCATTTACATTACGCATTGCACCGGCTGTTTCACGAAACCAATCACGTGCACCTTGAGTACGCGCTGGAATCTGTCCAGAACGAACACCTTGTGTAATGATTGTATCAAATATAGTTGCCACTAAAATGTTAATCCTAGATGATCTTCTGTTAATATCTCAAAATCCCAACCACGATCTTTACAGAACGCCGTTGCTGCTTTCCACTTGGCTTCATTTACGCCCCACGTCATCACTTCATTAATGTAACGCTTATTTGGTTTATTTATTACAGCTGGCGGGCGTGTCTGGGCTTTTGGTTTAATCTCAATAAGCGCAACTCTTGTCTTGCCATCTGGCATCTTCTTCTTAATATAGAAGTCTACAAAGTATCGATGCATCCTATTATCAATTGGAGAACGATACGGAATCACATGTTCTTCACTGGACCATTCAACAATACTCGGATCTTTATCTAATCTAGACATGTAAACGAGCTCCCACCTTGAACGATACACTATGTTCGTGGGATCACCTCTGTATTTCGAAGGGTTAAGTGGTTTGAAAAAGCCTTTGTACGCCATAGAGCTATTTATAAATAAGAGGAGAACTTTCAAAGAAGAGAAGCCAATGGCACTTATCAATCTTAATATCAAAAGCTTTAAAAAGAATGGTGGCGGAATTGCTAATCGCCTGCTTGATAAAGCCGTGAATAAGCTTGAACAAAAACTAGAAAACACAGTAGAAGATCTAATTGGTAAAGGCCTAAGCAAAATAGGTTTGTCTTCTTCTGGCGTATCTAACTTCGTATCTCGCTTTGGTGATGCCAAGGCCAATGGTGCTGAAGATGATTTCTTTAGAGATTCAAAAGCGGAACAGAATCGTTTGGCTCCTCGATATATTGTCGAGAATATGACCGCTAAAACTGGTGGTGAAAGCGCATCAGACGCTACTAAAAACATTTCCACTGGTGGTGCAGCAAACAGAGAAAAGTTTTATCAGTTCCCAGAGAGACTTGGCGAGTACTATATGCTTATGCGATTTAAGCAATATAAAAGACCAAATCCTCATTATAACGCAGAACTGGTACCATATGATACCTTTGCGGTTCCTATTCCAAGAGAAATTAAAGAGCAGTTTGGAATTAATGTAAAGTCAAGTGCACAAGGATTTGCTGGTGGTTTGGCCGACGTTGGATTTACAGCTGCTGGTGGAAATGGTGCAAGAGCAAACTCACAGTTAGATGCT